TCCATCAATCTTGCATTGGCTTCTTTCTCTATTGCAGACTTAAGCTCATATCTGAAGTTTGGTGTTCCAATCTTTTCCAAAACACTGTTTCTTAGTTTTATATTTTCGATTTTTTCAAGATCGGCATAGTCCATGATTGAAGCGCCCCGATCAGCAGCTGCTTTGAATTTTTCCTTATCCAGCTTCAGAAGATTGACTCTTCTTCTGACAGTAGTCTCTGAGAATCCTGTTGTTTCTGAAATATTACTAACGGTTTCGCCAAGGTCCATCATCATTTGAAAGCCTTGTGCTTGTTCATAGACAGTCAGGTCATTACGCTGCATGTTTTCCAGAAGCATGGTGCCAAGCTGCGTCTTTCGGTCCATGTCAGAAATCACACAAGGCACTTCTTTTAGCCCGGCAAGTTTGGCGGCTGCGAGTCTTCTGTGCCCGATTACCACAACATATCCCATTTTTTCTTGTTGCTTTGGATCGTCTGCGCCAACTCCGGTAATGCTTGAAAACCAGGGCACAACGGTAAGGTTCTGCAGTACTCCATTTTTCTTGATGCTTTCAGCCAATTCCAACAGATCTCCCAGATTGCTTCTTGGGTTCTGATAATGCGGATGGATCTTTTTTATATCAATCATTTTAATCATAAATTATCTCCCACTGTTTGATGATTTCACCAAATCTTCAAGATTATAATAATACCCGGTCTTTCCAAAACCTTCCTTCACCTTCTTGTTGATGTGCAGCATGACCATAGCCTTCTTGTGGTTTTCATTGATAAAATGTGTTACTTCTTCATCGGTATTGGCTATATAGTAGCCTGGGTTTTTAGAATTGCTGCAGACTGGGATGCCATCTCTCCTCAGTGCTGCTATGTAATTTCTTAATGCCCTGTCGCTAATTCCAATCTCCTTTGTCAGCTTTTCCCTTGACTTCGAATTACATTCACCAGGCATCAACGATCTGTATAATTTCAGCTTTGTTCTATCCATCATCTTCTCCTCTCAATTTTTACGAGCCATCTCTTCCAGCTCGGCCTCTGACATCTTCGTGTACTGTTGGTCAAAATTGTGAAATTTACTGCTTGTAGCTTTAGATCCGGATGCGCTGGCTGAATTGGACGGCTTGTAGTTTGCATCTAGAAAATCCACAAATATATTATCCTTGCCTAAGAAATTGGCTGATGTTTTCATGTATTGCTTGTCTCTCTTTAGGATCAGCATATCCTTCTTGTAATTGACAGCTGCATTTAGAATGTCAGTTTCACTGTATTCCTTTACAATCTTCTTCCAGTTCTTAAATGTCCTTTGCTTTTCTTTGGCATTTGGATAAAGATTATAAAAGCTTTCAAATTTTTCAGGGTATGCATCTTTAGAAGCAGCATCTTTGTCTGCATGCACGGCATGCATAGTATTATTATTATTTAATTTAGTTTTATTTAGTTTGTCCGATTCTGTTAACATTTTTGGTGTTTTTGCTGACATCGTGCTAACATTTTTTGTGTTTTTGCTCACATCATGCTTACATAATGCGCGCATTGGTTCATAGATAACAAAATCAGCCCTTACATCGATATCCTTTCTCCTATAAGCGGCCTTGTAGAAGTTCTCCTGGATACGACGTGAAGTTAAAATCTTGTACTTTTCGTACAAATTATTGTCGAATATTTCCTTATCAACACAGAACGTTACCAACTGATTGAGCGTTTTTACATCCTCCGAAAGCTCTTCTGCTAAAAGCAGGGCCGATTCTTCATCCCAAGCCATAAAGTAGCCTTCTTCCCTGTAGAGCGCCTGTAAAAGCCTCATCCAGATCCCCAGACCTGAATTTTTAAATCTAGCTAGTAACAATCTGACACTTGTATCAAATGTTGTGTTCATCGAGAAATAATCGATTCCTTTTTTGATGGCCAAAAGTCAAATCACCTCACTTATTCAATTTTTCTTCAAATGATCCCTTCCAAGCTGATTTTTTTCAGCACACCCTCCTTTTCCAATAATCGATTTTCATAATAGCTTTTTAGTAATGCCCCTACTTCATTAAATTGACCAAGCACCAGCTGCTCTTTCGGATCGTCTGTAGCTGTCACATCATATTCTGTTATTTCATCAATCCTATGTTGAATCTCCTTGATCTCTTCCCTTAATTCCCTTCTCCGTTCATTCAAACTCATATCAATCTCCTTTGTGTTTTGTCAAAGCCGATTTGCCGTCAGTGTTACTGGTCGGTCTTTCCTTTTTTTCAAGCTGGTACTTATGTTGGCACCTTGGACACTCGGACTGTTCAATCATTGACCAATACTTGAAGCCACAACTCGGACAATACGCATCCAGAAACATATTTACCTCCATTCTCCTATGATCCAAACCTTTCTCTCCTGCACTCCCCACTCTAAAGCATCATCCAGATCCGTCATGTAGATATCCAGTCTGTTGCCCTTTATAGCACCACCCTTGTCTTCTACAACGTAGATATAAGGCAGTCCTTCAATCATAATAGCTGTGCCGGGCATCAGCACATCCCAGTCTGCAGCTATTGTATAATTTGCCTTAACATGCACTGTTTCAAAGTTGGCATACTTGCTTCCACTGATAGCTGGCTGACCATATAATGGATGATCCTGGGCTTTTCCACACTCTTCCTCTCTTAGAGTATAAGCAGTAATAATAAAATCGCCTGCAGGGCTATAATCGTTCCGAATGACACTTGCATCGTTAAAATCCGTTCTTCCATATCCAGTTTTAATGATGCTTTTTCCTGCTGAAGATTCATGTTTTCCATTCTCAATGTCCGCAAAGTATTTCTCAAATATGTCGTATGGTGTTCCTTCTGAATCAAGTCCTCTTCCAGGGCTACTATCTGATCTACTATATTGTTCAAATTTCTCTCCACTCGTTTCATTTTCGTAGGCCTTGGCATCATAACCTCCTGAACTGGTAAGAATTATGCTGTATGCCACCATCACGTATATCAGGAGCACCAGCTTCCATCTGATTAACTTAAACAGCTTCATTGGATCACCTCGTGACATCCGGCACCAAGGTTCTCATCACCGAAATATCTTTTAAACTGGTCTTCCTCGTAATAATCACTACAATTGATGATTTCTCCCCGGATCGGTGGATGCTTAAGATTGAATTTCTTGATGGCTGCTTTCATGTCAGTCGCTTGGACAATCAGAAAGCCTCTTTCATATGGATAAAACTTGCTTGTTCCAAAGGTGAAATAATAGTTTTTGAGTTTTGTTAGAAGTTTCTTCTTTTGATATTTAGGAATTCTTAACCATTTAATGGCCATAATATGGACCTCCTTTATTTAATAACCACATCAACAACTACAGCAGATCCGTGGACTGCGTGAAATTTCATTTCTGCATCTTTAATCTTTTGAAGTATCCCGTCTAATGAGTCAAGGTTAGCTTTGTTGATTTCGATAGTGATTTTTTCAATTTTCATTTATTTATCTCCTCTTCATTTAATCTCTCAGCAATAGCCGATGCCTCTTCCTTGTTTTCTGTGTAATCCCCTGAATACTCACGATTACCAGAATGGTCCACCTGCGATGTGTCAATAATCCTATAAGCCCTATAAAAGGTTTTATCTCCGATAGGGTTTGATGTTACCTTCCACTTGCCTTTCATCGATTCACCCCCAAATGCGTACATAAGCTTTTTAGTAGTCTTTTCTGCTCTTGCAGCTCCATTCTTAAGTCTTCCAACTCCTTCTGCTCTTCAACCTTGATTCTTACCTGACCACCTTCTGTTCTGGTGGCAACCAGATCTCCATCATCAATCAGCTTATTGATGTTTGGCCTGCCTAGGTTTGTCATTTTTTGGTACTGGGGTATTGTCACCCATTTGATACTCATGATATGCCTCCTTATATTTTATTGTGTACTTTTAGTACACTTCATAGGTAAAAAAATATCTTCGATTTTGATGTCAAAAAAATTAGCAATTTTTAGGGCTATTTTCAAAGATGGAGTTCTGTTTCCTGATTCTATAAATGCTATATGTCTTTGAGTTACACCTATTTCAATTGCTAATTCTTCCTGAGAAATGCCTTTTTTAAGCCGATAGTGTTTTAAATTATTCATTTGCTCCTCCTGTAATTTATCTTGTGTACTAATAGTACAGTACCATTAGTACAAAGTCAATAGCTTTTTGACAAATTTTATTGTATTATTGTGTTAGAACTTTATGTTCATAATAAGGAGGTAAAACCGAGATGATTAGCAAAAGAATTAAAGAGCTGCGGACGGAAAAAGATGTCACCCAAAGAGAATTAGCTAATTATTTAAACCTTACGCCTAAAATGATTTCTTTTTATGAAAGTGGAGAAAGATTTCCTCCACACGATATTATTTTAAAACTATCTGAATATTTTAATATTTCAACAGATTATTTGTTAGGAAATTCTAATATAAAAAAGACATCTGATCAAGTAATAAAAGACGCAGAAAAAACAGATAATATCGATGTGCCGGAAAGATTTGATACCGTAGAGGAAGCTTTAAGATTCATCTTGAAGCAACCAGCTTTTATGACTTATGGTATTAGTAAAATGAGTGAGGAGGAAATTATGGATATTGCTGAAAACATGTTATTCGGCTTGAAAATATCTTTGGAAAAGCACAAGCAAAACAAGGGGGAATAAATAGCATATGAGCTGGATTAGGGATATTGTAACGGGATTAATTGAGTTTTATGGGACAAATGACATATTCGATTTATGTGACTGCTTAGGAATTTCAATTATTAACAAAGAATTGAAAAGTAAAGGCAGTCTATTTTATAGAAATCAGTTGGGGGATGAGTTTATCTTTATTGATCCAGAAGTTAACCAAAGGGACAGAAAAACGATGATCGCACATGAGTTGGGGCATGCGATACTTCACACTGACATAAACTTTGTTTTTTTGAACAATGGTTTGATTGCTAGATGTAAGTGGGAAAGGCAGGCCAATATATTCGCAGCAGAGCTACTTATGTTTGATGTTAATAAGGTTGATTTGATGTGTGAGGGGTTAACCTTGGGAGAATTGGCCGACAATTTAGAAGTGTCTGAGTCAGTTATTGAGTATAGATTGCAAAGGCATACGAGTTAAATATTAATAATACTAGGGGGTATTGTTCTTATGAAAGACATGCTTGATTATTCTTTTGACTTCATAACTTTAGATTTTGAAACAGCTAATTATGATAACAGTAGTGCTTGTTCTATGGGTATGGTGTTTGTTAAAGACAAGAAAATTGTAGACGAAAAGTATTTTTTGATACAACCACCATCTTTAGAATTTGGAGAAATAAACATTGGTATACACGGTATAACGCCAGACATGGTAAAGGATCAACCTAAGTTTCCGGAGATTTGGGCTGGAATAAACCATTATTTTGACAATAACATTGTTATTGCTCATAATGCAAGTTTCGACATGAGTGTTCTGAAGAGTATGGATATTGTTTATGATTTGAAAATTCCAGATTTCTTTTACATGTGCAGCATACCTATATCAAATTGTGTATGTGAGGGAATAAGCAAATCTCTTAAGGCTCGCGCAGCATATTTAGGAATCAATATAGATAATCATCATAACTCATTGGATGATGCTATAGCTTGTGCTAATCTGGTGATTGAAACTATAAACAAGCTTAATTTCTCAACTTTTGACAGTTACCTTTATGCTTTTTCTGAATTAAATATTGAAAATTATGAAAGCGCAAAATGTGTCAGATATTTTGGTACTTCAAAAAAAAGTAAACAAGTTCCACTATATTCAACTATTGAAAGAGTTGATATAAAAAGTGTTAAGCCTACAGTGGATTGCTTCGATACCAGTCATCCTTTTTGTGGAAAATGTTTTGTTTTTACTGGAAGATTAGCAAATTTTGAACGTGAGGATGCTATGCAGCACGTGGTTAATCTGGGTGGTAAATTGAGAACAAGTGTTTCTGGAAACACAGATTATTTGGTTGTTGGTTGGCAGGATAAAAGATTAGTAGGAGAGGACGGATTGAGTTCTTCCGAGGAAAAAGCTTATGCTCTATTGGAAAAAGGTAAAAATATCACAATTCTAACCGAGGATCAATTTATTGCAATGTTGGATATCGATGTATAATGGGGGATAGTATGAGTTTACAGGAAAGAATTGAAGAAATGGATAGTTGTATTCTGAATGTGAAAAATGACTTGATTGAATTGACCGGTTTTACTTGTCCAGAGAGACTTCTTGATTATCATGAAACCAACAGCGATTGTTGGTTTTCACTTGAAATTTCAAAAGTTGAGGATTATGATATCGCATATATAAAGGACAATGCTTTATTTGTGATTCTAGACAATAACATCGAGGTTAAAAGATATCACTTTATCCCATTAGAAAGAAAGACTATAAAATACAAAAGCAAAAAAACAAAATCTTCGATTGCTGATAAAACGTATAGTATTAGGAAGTGTAGCCAAACAGGCTTATTTAACTACAAAGATGCCCAACAAAGCCTATTATTTAACACCTATGATGAGGTTGAAAGCTTTATTGCCAAAACATATCCGAGTTCTAAAATAATTAGAGAACAATTGAGATTTGAATGAATTATTTGAAATGAAAAGAGGTGCCATTTTATGGCCAAAAAGACAAACGTAATAATCAATGACAAGAAATACTATAGAGTGCGAGCTAAGATTGGTGTAGATAAAAATGGCAATAGTATTATTAAACCATTTTACGGCGACAGCAAAACAGCAGCTGAAGATAAAAGAGATGAATACCTAGATGGCATCAAGAGAGGATTGTCAGTTGATTACGACAAGGATCCTTTTAATACCGTGTATGAAAACTGGTTTAAGAATGTATTAAGTCCTAACTTAAAGCAATCAACCATTAATCGATATGAACTGCTCAACAAACTGCACATTCAGACTGCTGATTTTTACTATAACAGGTTTGCATCTATCAAGAGCGATGACATACAAAACCATTTGAATGGTCTAAAAAGCAATTACACAGCCCTCCGGGTGTATATGTTGCTTGGTGCATTCTATAAGTATTGTTTGAAAGGTGGATCGGTTATCAGAAATGTAATGGCTAGCGTTTCACGTCCAGTTCATAAAAAAGTTGAAAAAAAGGAATCATTGACTTTATCTGATAGAACAAAGCTGCTGGATGATTTCAAAGCAGATGAAAAACTATTTATCTATGTTTTTGCGATGTTTACAGGAATGAGACAAGGAGAGATCCTCGCGCTGACACATAAGGATATCGACTTAGAAAACAATGTGATTGATGTTAATAAAAGCCTGAACAAGGTTAAAATAGGCAAGAAGTACCAGGTAGTCATCAGCAGCCCTAAAACACCTGAAAGCATCAGACAAATCCCTCTAGTTGGAAGTCTAGTGGAGTCTTTAAAAGAACATATGGAAAAAGAAAAGAAAAAGCATCAAAGACAAGGAGTGAATTTCTCTGAGAACAACTTGTTGTTTACATCAAACACCTGCACATCTCTACGCAATGACCATTTGACTGTTAGATGGAAAAAATATCAAGAAAGCGTTGGGATTAATGCGATTAATTTTCACGGACTGAGACATACCTTCTGTACGCTTCTGGCAGAGCAAGGCGTACAAATCAAAACAGCTGCCGTCCTGATGGGTCACTCGGACATAAACACTACTGCAAAGATTTATACGCATATCGATACAGAGCAAAAGAAAAAGGCCATCGGCAAATTGGATGACCTGATGAAATAGTATAAATATATAGCCCGATTTATCTGCATTAAAAACCCAGTGGTTAAATAGTGGTTAAATCAAATAGTTAGAATATTAAAAGCCTTGCAATTGCAAGGCTTTTGGTGCTTTTGGTGAAGGCGGTGGGAGTCAAAATTAGCCTTGAAAAACATAAATATAAAATTTAAATCATTATTAAACGTTTATATATCAACACTTTTACAATATATATAAACCTATTTTTATGTTTCTATTGAAAACTAAGTGGTTAAATAGTGGTTAATTTTTGAGGATGCCATATTAAAGTAAAACCATGATCTCAATATTGCGAATAACAATTTATTGATATTGTGGTTAAAATAAACTATACTTTTACTAAGTGACAGTCATGCTGAAAGGAGACGTCATGAGAAGGTTTGAGAAGTTTGTTCTGTTTATCATGTTCATCGACTTGTTATTAAAAATCATTAACTAGCAACATTTAGTGTAGAATGTGCTTAAGGCATGCATATGACAAGGCCTAACCAGCCGAAACTGTCGCTTTTTAAAAAAAGAAGCATGAATATGTCAAATAGCTGCCTTAGGTAATTCTATTGACAAATCCGCCTTTTGGTGTTAAGTTAGTGATAACAGAACAACAAACAATCCATGACGCTCAATGTCAATCTTGTAAGCTGGTTACTTACAGGAAATCCCTTATCAAATTTAATGTTTTACGGTATTGTCAAGGGAGGCAAAATGGAAGACACGGGATCCGCTATTAAGCGGGTTTCGTGTTTTTTTGTAAAAAAAAACCAGGCATCACGCCTGGTCTCCTAAACTCAAATCCTTATTAAGCAAATTGTTTGCTCTATTTAATTCATAAACTATAGCTTCAATCAATGCGTCTAATTCCTGATCTGTTATAGTAACTCCCTGACTTTTTAAAAAGTCCATTACATATTCTTTTTTCTTCTGTCCGGATTTAGTATCCGGGTAGATCATTTCGGCAGCTGCCACTGCTGCTTTCACCCAGAGAATCATCTGATTCATCTTTTCAGTACCTGTCTTGTTCTTTAGATAAGGTACTATAAAGTAGGTGAGCAGTAACCCTAAAACCGATATTATTATGGATAGTATTTGATAACCTAATTGCTCTTGCATTGTGTTCTCCTTTCAATTTTGAATATTGACTTGCCAATAAGCGCAAGTTATAATTTTTATTGAGGTGATTAGATGGAAATTGTATCTGTTAATAATGCTATATCTCAATTTCTTGAGGCTTTTTTTGGAGTGTGTCGTCTAGCTTTTAATTTACTTTGGAACGGAGTAGGATCTCCTTTTGTGTTTAGTTTTTTTGCTCTAACAGTCTGGAGAGTATTCCTCGTTATATCTATCGCGATTATAATTATCAGGCAATTACTGCGCTAACCTATCCAAAATAATCATATTCAACCAAGTAGCTTCACTCACAGTCAGTGTTTTGCTTTTAACTTTTTCTTTCCACTCCGAACTAGTCAGTATTCCTTTTTTCTCTAGGCTTTCAACGGTCTTATATAACATATCCCATTGCCAATCGTGTTCTAGTTTCATTGCTTCAACCTCCTCTTCTTTTTTCAATGCATCTATAATCTCATCAAACTGGAATAATTCGCCAGGACAAAACGGTTTTCTTTTTGGATCCACCTGATAATGTCCAACTATATGTTCCCGGTCCAGGATGATGTCAGTTCCATAGATCCTTTTGATTTCTGCTATGATGTGTTTGTGCAACCAAACTGTAGCTTCAAGTTGCCTGTCTGTTAGTTTACCCTTTGTCTTGGCATGTATACCTTCATGTTCTATTCCAACGCTATAAAAATTAGCATTGGTCTTTCGATCTCTAACTGATTTCAACAATGAATTTCCATAAAAATTCGCTTTAGTCGGATCCGTATCTGTGCCATTGATCCAGGCAGCTTCACTGATGTCTACCAGCTGGGTAATTTTACCGTCCTGCGCAACAACAAAATGAGACGATGCTCTAGATTTTGAACTTGATAGCCAACTGACAGCTCCTGCATAGTTTCCTTCTGTGATATGACTGACAACCAGATCAGGGATCCATCCCTGCCTGCTCATTTTGTTTGGTGTGCTGCCTTTGTCTATTTTAAACTCTGCCATCAAAACCACCTACCTTTTCAGCCTCTTCTTTCGATTCAACTTCTTTCATTAGATCCTTATTTTTTTTCTTTGCGAATAACAGCAGCCAGTGAAGATCCGCACCAGCTGCACATAGATTCTCTATATTTGATTGGAACTCTCTCATGAACATGACGGAGTAAACAAAAGAAGCTATCAATATACTTGCTTCTTTCAGGTAAATAACCCTATAACTTAGTCCTGTCAAAATCATCACTGTCAGGTATGATACTATCTTAACTTCTGTCCCTTTCCATAACTGTTTTGAAAACAACTTGCCTGTTTCTACAGCTTTTTTGTAACCGCCGTTTACCTTGATAATTGAATAAATCTTAGTAAAAATGTCTGCCATAGCAGCTGCCAATACAGCCATCAAAGCTAAAAAATATGCTCTGTCCGGAAAGCAAATATAATATAGTGCTCCCAATAAGCCCCCAAATATTGGTTTAAGGCCAGAAAAAGCTTTCAAAATATACTCCCATGCCCTTATTAACATATCTTCCATGATCCACCTCCCGTTAAGCATTTTCGCTTTCAATGTTTGCTATTTTTGTCACTTTCCTTATGTGAAAATGTTTATTAAACTTACACATCCCGTCACCTGCCTTTTTATTGATTTCTGTAAAATTAATTACAGGTGCTAAACCCTTAACCCATTGATTTTAAACGCTTAGAACCGATTCTCGTGCGTGGTTTTTTTGGGGTTTTTTCTATAAAACCGTGCCCTTTTGCATCGATTGCGCATTAGACAAACTGCTGATGTAGTCCCTGATTTTAGGCTTGCCCATGCGACCACCCGAGTCAACTGTGAACTCTGTTATGAAACCATTCTTACCCATCTGATGCCTAACAGTAGTTATGATTCCTAACAAATTTGATCCGTTGTCACTGACAATAGTGGCTTCATCTCCTGGCAACAGATGTGGCCTGATAGGTCCAATAAATGTTTCAATCTTGCCGGCACTTCGTAATCTATCCGCCAGATCATCTGCAATGTTTTGAGCATCAGTGTTATCTGTGTTTTTCGACAGCTGCACATATAAGGTCTTATTAGGCTGGATCTCCCAATCCGCATTGTTATCGACTACGCTATAGATGTACTCTGTGCCGGTGATCACTTCTTCCGTGATTTCGTCTATCGTTTCTGTCTCATAATAACAGCACACCCTAGCATAGGCCTCATCATCGTCCCTAATAATATCCCGACTAAATACATCAGTGTCTCTATTAAACGTGTACCGGCTATTGACTTGGATATCCTCAAATGTCGCCGTGGATCCAGCAATGATCTCTCCGTCTAAAGTCTCTATCACTTTCCAGTTCAATGATGCTTGGATCAGATTGTTTAACGCGTCGAGCATTGACATATTAGGTGGATATACTACCCCATACTCCCAAGGCTCGGGAACATCCGGAGGCGGCTGAACATTATGACTAGATATCCCGGCATTCTCTAATAGTTCGACCACATTATGCCGGTAGACCTTCTTAGTCAAAACATTGTTTTCGTCCAGCGTCTGATCCCTCAACATCTTCCCGGTAATGTTTCTGCCCTCTATATTGATCACATCTTGAAGCGCTCCCATGTTCACCCTGTCGATGTATTGAACGCCCATCGGATACTCCGCGCTATCTCCTAATGTCAAAAACATCTCAATCTTCATCCCAGGCACAACGATGGAATTATCCTCGCCCGACAGCTCTTGCTTAGGATTTTTAAGCTTGATCTGCACAGAAGCAACCGGAGTATCGTCGTTTAACTGAATTGTGCAGTCGTCCAAGTATTTGCTAACATCAGATATCGAACCCCAGATCGCCAATCGGTGGCGTTCAGGTGTCAATACATCATCCCCATCCATGATTGGATCCTGATGCCAAACTCCGAACATACCGACTCGTGGAATGTTTTTCAGTCTCACTAGGCTTATATTTGTGCCTTTTGTGGCAATGACAAAATCACCAGTCGTGAGATTCTCCCAGTCAACATCGCCTATGGGATTAACGATCTCAAACGCTTTCAGCCTTGTCTTGTCAACCTTGAACGCCCACACATTACCATCTGGCAGATGTACCATGTTGGGATTTTCGCCTATATCGATTGTATTTTGATATTCGAACAGCAACTCCATCGCATCACCCCCTGCATCTTAGCAACAGCAGGATGACCATCGCCAAGACGTATACTATTATTATAATCATTAGCCAGTTCATTTTACGATGGCTCGCCAAACTGTATAACCATTGAAACATCTACAACATACTGGTCGGTCTTATGGATTCCGTCAACCGTATAATCTGCTGTAATGACCGCACCGTTTGCTGGCGGGCTGTTGAATACTATACTTGCTTGTGTAACGTCTTTGTCATCCCAAACTTTCAGATATGGAGCTGTGATATACGAACCCATCGCTAATACAGAACCGTCTGCACTTAGAGATACTGTGTAACACCGTGAAGGAATATTAGGCAGTTGACTTCTTTCGGTCCAAGAGGAACCATTCCAATTCCAAATTTTCAGATAAGGAGACGTAGTATTAGAACCTAAAGCCACTACAGAACCATTAGAACTTAAAACTACTGAATAACCATTAGAAGGAATATTAGACGGTTGACTTCTTTCGGTCCAAGAGGAACCATTCCAATCCCAAATTTTCAGATAAGGAGACGTGGAGCCAGAACCTAAAGCCAATACAGAACCATCAGCACTTAGAGATACTGCATTACCAGTAGAAGGAATATTAGACGGTTGACTTCTCTCAGTCCAAGAGAAACCATCCCAATCCCAAATTTTCAGATATGGACTTACAACATTAGAACCTAAAGCTAATACAGAACCATCAGTACTTAGAGATACTGAATAACCATTAGAAGGAATATTAGACGGTTGACTTCTTTCGGTCCAAGAGGAACCATTCCAATCCCAAATTTTGACGTATGGGACTAAATTCATTGAACTCATCGCTAATACAGAACCGTCTGCACTTAGAGATACTGCATTACCATTAGCGGGAATATTAGGCGGTTGACTTCTTTCAGTCCAAGAGGAACCATTCCAATCCCAAACTTTGACGAAAGGAGACGTGGTGCTAGAGCCTAAAGCCAATACAGAACCGTCTGCACTTAGAGATACTGAATAACCATTAGAAGGAATATTAGACGGTTGACTTCTTTCGGTCCAAGAGAAACCATCCCAATCCCAAATTTTTAGGTGTGGACTTACACCAGCAGAGCCTAAAGCCAATACAGAGCCATCTGCACTTAGAGATATTGAAACACCATTGGCTGGAGCATTAATTGGATGCATAAGGTCTATAAAAAAATCGTCCTGAATATCAATAGAAAACGCTGTCGTTTCGACTCCATCTAATTTTACTGTCAAAGTTCCGCTTTTCAGATTTCTCGATGGTAAAGCAAATGATACGTTTGAACCGTTACCTACCCCGATTGGCACGCCAACATAAGACTGCCCAGCAAATATACCAGTTGACGGAAGTCCTAATCTAAACAAATTCGTAAATTCTAAGGCTCTTGCATGACCATTAGCTGTCGTTACACCAAATCTTGGCACATCAGTCTTCCTTTGTTTGTTTCCAACATCAGCTGTCCAAGTAACATTGACGGTCGAACCAAGCCTGCTATACCCGCCTACTTTTTGTAGTAAGCCAAAACTACCAGTCGGTGCGGAGCCTCCACCTATCAAATAGTTGACTAACGTGTTAGCATTAGGCATATTTATATATTTTAAATCCTCATTACCAATACCAAACTGAACAAATACGGTTGCGTAAATCGTCACCACATCCGTATTGGTCTTTGTGATTGAAATGACGTTGCCTTCACTGTCTTTCAGCATGGCGTGAGTCACCAAATTACTTGCAGTCGCACCGAACGCAATACCTAACTCGGTTATTGTTGTTCCGACTTCTTCTTCGGGATTCAATACAATCTTACGTTTCCAACTCGACACTGGCAACGCCTTAATTAACTCCTCATCGACTGCTGTCTTAGTGCCTTTGTGTGTGAATAAAGATGTTCTTGAAGCCAGCAATGTTCCTGTGCCAGTACCGTAATGAATATTGACAAAATATGTCAAACCACCACACAACCTTGTCCACATTTGGTTTAAGACTATGTTATAACCAGTCGCTTTTTTCTTAACTTCTCCTGTCCTCACATCTGTCACAACCACATCGAATCGATTGTGAATGTTTACTTTCGTTTTAAATTCCATAGTATCACTCCTTTATAACGGATTGTCTCCGACCTTTGTGACCACGATTGTTATACCAGTTATTCCAACCTCGATATTTTCGTCTCCGTTGTATGCCGACAGATAATAGACTTGTTTTGCGTCAACTGTTAGATTCAACCCAACTGTCAGATTTTCTTCGGCGTGCCCATTCGGTGGAAGACCAACCGATTCAATCGAAACCACGCTGTAATCAATCAGACAACTTTCTGTGATTCTGCCACCTAATATATAGCTGTCGGGTTGGTTCATTGCTATGGTCATAGTCTGTGCTTTTGGCATATCAACACTTGTTGTGATTGTTAAAACATTTCCTGTGGCACTCACACTTGCGATGGCATATGGTGCTCCAACCGAGTTGACGATTGTCATATACTCAAGCATGCCTGCACTATCAATCTCTATGTCCGTATCGAACGTTATCTTGACAACATTGTCAGCCTCAAGCGAAAGTCTCTCTACCAATGTTACGGACATGGAAGCATCAAACGGACAGACGTACAATCTCGGTATAGTCACCCCTGCTGTTATATTCTCAATATCATACGCTTCATGATACGCAATCGGTGTCACATCAATTGCAATATCCGTTATCCCAACGTTCAGATTAATTGGTTCAAAACTCATTCCCGCCCAGTTCCTTGTTGTGATCAGCAACTCAACCGAATCATCCGCGTTCTGCACCACAAACCCAACCCTAAAATCATTAGTCCTAAATGTCGAGACATCAACAACCGTTCCTGTAAATTCTATTATCTGCCTTTCAACTTCCCAAGCTCTAAAACCACCACTCTGCATCGCATAGGTTCTGTAATAGACAGCCCCGCTCTTGATATACGAAACAATCAAACCTTGGTCTGTTGTTGAGTCCCCATTGACAGGAACCCAACCTCTGACTGCCGATATCTTTGACACGCCAGTTGCCAACGTTATAGGCGTACCGTTCCACAACCGAACCGATAGCGTTCCAGCATTGACTTCGAAAATATATGGAAACTCACCCGTAATCAAATTGTGTCTGCCACTTGTACCCTCTCTAACCCAATACCCGTCAAATTCGATTGCGACTTCATCAGCTGATCCAATCTGGAACCCATAATCCCAGGGCAATGTTTCATCATATGGCAAGTTTTTAGACTTCACATGTGCGACGCCATCTTTGATGTAAACGACATAGACCTTATTGGGTTTTCCCAATGCGTCCATCCGTCTGACCGCCACATCTAAGCTCTCTAGATCTTCATCGTTGTGAATCGTGTAGACCTTAAACAGTTCCTTGCTGAAACCTTTGCTTATCAGTACCTTTAGCTTTGGATTTGCGTTCTCGTAGATGGTTTGGTGGGCCTTCTGGATTCTGTTTAAAAGATCAGTGCTAATGGGCCTCATAGCGATCCCTCTTCTGTTACGACTATTGTCATGATGGCAGTATAGATCCTCCTGGTTTCTTTTCCTTTCAGAAGATAAGACCATTTAGGTGATTCTTTGATTAAACCAATATAATGCTTACCATACCACTTCAACTGCACTGGTTTACTTATGTTATATGCTTCATCGATTAAGGCCTTAGCTGCCTCTGACATGTTGCACGTTATATTGATGATTTTCAGTGGATCTCCTATCATCTGCACATGATAAGATCCATCCAAAAGGACATTTTCTATTCTTGTTGATTCATAGTAGATAAGGACTTCTGAAATATATCTTGTTATCAGATTATTGCTTATATCTAAAATCTCGTTCATGCCATCCTTACCTCCCTTCTCAGTTCATCCATGACGATATTAACCACTGATCTCAATTGATTGTAATCATTGATGCCTTCCAATCTGATGATTCCTGTGTGTTCTACCACATTTTTTACAGATTTGTTGTTTAGGCCATTAGCAGATGCGCCACCAATCCCATTAACACTCACATCAGCTACCAAACCCTTATTCAACCCATTCATAGCAGCATTTACTTGTTTTGCACTGTCCGCTATGCCGGATGCCATTCCAGCTCCAATTTCAAGCCCGATCTGATTCTTAAACAATTTGGATGGCGATGAAATGCCTAAAAATTTCTTGGCACCGCTCAAAGCATTCTTGGCAGAATCAACCACACTTCCAGCCAACTCTTTTGCACTGCCTGTTATTCCACTTTTTATTCCATCTATGATATTCTTCCCTAGCTCTCCCCATTTAATATTTGCAAAAGCCTCGAAAATAGATTTAAACAACTTTGGAACAAATCCTATTATGGTTCCTATTCCATTGATCAGTCCTGAAAAAATAGATCCGATGATCTTTGCTGTCGATTTAAGGATTATCGGTAGATTCTGAACCAGGGCAATCCCTAATGCCACTATGATCTGCAGAGCTGCGTCGATAATTAAAGGCAGATTCTGAGCTAAAACATCAACAATGGTCGTTACTATTTGAGGTATCATCGGTATCAGTTCAGGCAAAGCGTTGATCAATCCGTTAGTCAATGCCAGAATAATCATCACTGCAGCTGATACTATCTTAGGCAAAGCATTAATTAATCCGTTAGTAATCATCAAAATCGCCTTAATGCCGGCATCTATAAGCATAGGCCCATTATCTATCAAGACATCTAACAGAATGTCCAGAAGCATAAGCGTTGCATCAATCAGAGGTGGCAATACCTCAGGCACAGCAGAAGCCAAAGCACCAGCTATACCGCCAATAATAGTGCTTGCCATAGAAGATAATCCTGGCAAAGCAGCTGTCAATTTTCCCAATAATGCATTAACACCTTCGCTAACAGCCTTTCCGGCACTATCCCAATCACCTGTCTTAATTGCCTCGGTGATTTTAGGCACTACACCAATAACTGAATTTACCACTTCCGTCACACCTGGCAGGACCGACACACCAAGAGTGGCAACAAGTCCTTTTGATGATGCTCCCAGCGTTTCCAACATGTCATCGAATTTACCTGCAGCTTTAAGCGCCTCATCTGACAAAACAGCGCCTACCTTATGCGCTTCTTCGCTTAGTCTTGCCAGTTCAGCAGTACCAGCTTTGATGAGAGGGTTCAACTCTTGAGCGGATTTACCAAACATTCTCATGGCCATTGCGTCTCTTTCTGTCTCATTTTCAATCTGGCCAAGGGCATCGATCGTATCCATGAAAACATCTTGAGAACTTCTCAACTCTCCAGTTACATTGTCTCTGAACGCAACACCTAATTTATCAAATGCTTCTTCACTGCTTTTACTGCCTTTTGACGCATCATCAATACTTTTAACCAGTTTAGCCATGCTTCCCGTCATTGTATTCACATCTACATCAATGAACCGCATCGCATATTGCCATTCCTGGAGCTGTTGAGTGGATACGCCTGTCTGATCAGAGAGTGTGATCAGTGCATCTGCTGTCTGGCCAACATCTTTAGCCAGCTTAAATGCGCCGACTGCAGCCGCAACTGAGGCAGCTCCCACTGCTTTTATGCCTGCAATTGCAGCTTTGGCCGTTACTTTTCCGACATTGGCAAGCCCTTTTCCTAATCCACTGACCGCTCCGCTGAATCTATTGGTCTTCTCAATGGACTGATCAGCTTCCTTCCCGAAATCAGTCATTGCATTCTTGTTGTCTTTAAGCTCTCTTTCCATGATGTTAAGATCTGTATTTGCTTTATTGACAGCCTGTTGCCAGCCTTGCGTCACCTTATCGTTTTCACCATACTTCTCAGCTGAAGCCTTGAGTCCTTTTTCCAGTTCGGATAGTTTATTCTTCTGTTCTCCTATCTGCTTATTCAAGACTTCATTTTTAGCTGCATAGGCTTCTGTGCTTTTATCATTCTTATCGAATTGAGATGCGACAGATTCCATCTCGGTTTTCAATGTCCGCATATTGGTATTGATGTTGTTGATATTCTTCCTGAATTCACCTTCGCCTTCTATACCAATCTTAGGTCCAATATCATAAGCCATGTTTATCCACCACCTTTAGAGCCAGTCAGGGACGTTTTTGGCTCTTCTGTATTCTTTCCCATTGATGATCCTAACATCAGGATCGCTTTCCGGACTAAAGCTAATAAATGCAAGCAAGTTGCAAAAGTCCGTCTCATCGATATCAAACAATGTCCATCCAAGCTTTTTATTGATTGTAGTTTTAAGCCTGATCAATGTATCTTTATAGCCAGAGGGAGAATCATCCTGCAATTCTCCCTCTGTTAGTTTTTTTTCATTTCACTGCCTATATTGTTGCATATGTCGTTGAAAACCTTCATCAACTCATTCTGTTCCACATTCTCGTTCAACTCATCGTAACTAAACTGATGTTTGAAAACTTGCAAGATAAGGCTTTTCAAATCTTTATAGAAATCCTTCACTTCCCTAACGGAAATATTCCCCTTGTCGAGTGCTTCACCTCTTTCAGCCAGGTCCAAGATGTTGTCCATCATTCCCGTCTTGAGGGTGCATGTCGTAAATGTCTTTGTCCTTTTGCCTTCATCGTCTGTAAATTCTATGAATACTGGTTTCATCCAGTCACCTCCTAAAATAAAAGGCAGGTTTCCCTGCCTTATGCCACAGTCTTGAACTTAATCACTGTATTGACTATCTTTTGATTGTAGATATCCTTGATCTCAGTAACAAACAACAGATATTCTGTATCTGGATCAAGATCTCCCACTGGTGATACAGTCACCACTTTACCAGTCGAATTCTTAGACACCTCAACAGCTACAGGTGCATAAACATCATCAAGCAATGCTATCGTGTAGCTTTGGATTGTGTTGCTGAATGTCAAAGTGATGTCACTTGTTATTACAACACCAGTCGCATCGTCAGCTGGATTGCTGCTGACTAATGTCAGTGCATCAGGCGCTGAAGCTGTATCAGGTGTCTGCACCACATCAAACCATCCGGCAGGATCAAACGCCACATCAGCTGTATCTCCAAATATCCGCTTAATCGGTTTCATTTCTCCGTCTATTTCCCACTTGTGGGTTGTCGAAACAGCTGTAAAAGTCATCTGATAAGTTTTGATATCTATTGTACTGGTTTTGGTCGCTGCCTCTTCCGTACCGCCACTGAATGTGCCTTTGAGATACTGATAGTATCGATAACCAGCCTTGCCTTTATTAAATCTGAAGGCCAAAGCGACATCCGGTGGATTAGGATCCCCACTGTCATAAACTCTACCGCTCGATGCATCGTATTTCTTACCCAAATACTTAGCTGCCACATCAGCCGGCACACCTGACACGATTATTGTCAAGGTTGTCTTTCCTTCTGTCACATAGTTGTTGGCCGCCACATTGTCATAATAAGTGGTGCTGTTCTCTATCTCAGGTTCACCTGATATTTCAGCAGCCGGTGCAAAATACTCCGGTGTATCCGCTATATAACTGTCTTCCGAGTCTTCCAGAACAATAGCTGCATATAGCTTGTCAACACCTACAAATTCACCATACTTTTGATCCATGTTGTTCCTCCTTTATTTTTCTTTTTTTAACGCAAATATCTTATAGGTTTCCTCATCAATGACCCTGCGTATTTCTGCGACGCATTGCTCTTTCATCCGATTAACCGCAGGTCTGATAAATGGCTTTTTCTTCTGTTTGCTCGTTCCGCTTTCCATCGCTCTTGCTTTAAGTGCATTCGGCACGCCTTTTCTGTCATACCCATCGAAACCAATCTTGGTGTTTGTATTGCCTTTGTAATCGACGTCAGGTGGTGCTATTCCCATAGACTTAACCAAGTCACCTGTCGAATATTCTGAACCTATGAGGTTTTTAGTTAGTTCCCATTTAATTGCATCCGCTACCGGATTTGCGCCTGCTCTAACCGCTTTTTTTGATATTTCTACAGACTCCTTGCCAATCTGAGACAGTTTCATGGCATACTCGTCAAATCCTTTTAATGTCATCTTAGCCACTTTTAATCAACTCCCACACCCACTCATAGTGGATATAGCCTGTGTCGTCTTCATACTCGATAGTGTTCAACCGCCAGGCCATATCCAATGAGTTCAGTTTTTCTTGTATCAAATCTAAATTGCTGTCAAATTCCGTCTTGGTAAAATAATCTACCGTTCCCTGGATGACTTGATTTGTTTTTTTATTGTCTGCATGTCCAGCGCCAGCCTCGCCATCTTCTGCCCAAACAATATACTGATCGGCTTTTTCTTTGTGAGGAAAGAAATGATGGACCGGCATATTCAAAGACAACAATGCATCTCTTAAATCAGTCAGTTTCATCTTCTTCTACCTCCGGTTCGTCAACTTCAAACTTCACTTCGAGCCTTTCAAGAGACAAGTCCATTGAAATCGGACTGACATCATCCTGGTCCTGCGTTTGAATGATTCTATATTGTTCACCGTCAATCAGCGCTACATCCTGACTGGATATCCTTAGCCTAGGAACCCTTACCATCTTATCAATCCTAGCCGTTGCTTGTTTGGCTATCCAGAATCTTGACATTCCGACTCTCCTGTTTTCATAGCGCAGCTTACCTATCTTCAAAGTCAGCTTATCAACAGGCATGTTGCCTTCCTGGGATATGTTGCCCACCAGATAGATGTCTAGCACACCGTCATTATAGGTCTGAGTTTTCTTCTTCATAGGCAGCAACCTCCTGGACAATCTGCAAGGTGTTCAGTTCATGCAGGTAGTTTTTTTGAAACACATCCAGGGCATGTGATCTGGCATATCGACAGTAGTCAAAGAGCAGCTCTCTTGCCTTACCTTCAACTGTGTAATCCATCGATTCTCCCGCTATGCCATCTAAGTACTGTATGCCTCTTTCGGCAATGCCGGAGAGCTTAGCGTCTCCGGCTTCATCTTCCCATGTGATATCAAGATAATTTTTTATGTCATTTAATAAATTTTCCGGCAGTGCCATGTCAGCACCTCCTGGCCTTATTCAGTCTTGGTTACAATAACAGTATAGGTTTCAGTTTCAGTCCCACTGGTCACTGTAATTTCAACTGTGTTTGCACCTAACACCCATGTTGCTGCAGCTCCATTGTTATGTGCTGCGTTATTTACCGATATTGCTATGGTGGCTTCTCCGTCCATCGCTATAGCATTTATAGTATTTGTCGCATTGGCTGTGCTGACAGTATAGTAGAAGATGGATTTATTGAACTCAGGTGATAGTGTCAAAGCGCCAACGGTCAAGCTTGCAAGCCTGGCATCATAAAAATTAAAGTCTCCAGCATTAGCAACATTGATGTTAGGGATTGCCGGTGCAAGCCCTGAAATATCGAGATACAGGAAAGCGCCATTGTCTTTAGGTCTTCCTGTTCCATACAGCTTGACCAGGTAGATTCTCTCATCTTCCAGGAATCTGTACTCATCGGAATACTCGATCTTTCCGGACTTAGACGTGCCTATCCCCATGAAGTAACGCTTGGACAATCCCATGACTGCATCGCCCTGAGTTAATCTGGCAGACTGAATCACCTTTGTCGGGAATGGGAATATGTCTTTTACGTACTCGCCATTTGGCGTTTTATGAATCGTTGCCGGCAATACTTTTGTCACGTAGTCTATCGGATTGACAATCAAAACCACTTCGCTGACAGTTCTGATATTCCCGTTATGTCCTACCATCAGCTGAGATACCAAAGTACCGTAGGTTTCAGGCAATAGGTCTGTGATAGCTATTTGGGCTTTTGCTGGGTAACCATCAACCGGATGTATCGGACCATTAAGGTCTCTAATCATGCCTATTGGCTCCATGATGCCATTGCCATCGATCATTCCTTTTTCAAGGCCATTGTTTAGCGCTTCTGCCAAAACTGTTCTGACATATCTGTCCAACCATGCAGGTCCCAAGTCCAGCATTGCTTTGCAAACCGGCAGGAATGCCGACAATTTCTTATGCGCCAGGTCAATCTTATGGAATCCACTGACCGCTTCTGTGACTATCTCTGTACAAAGGGCATCCCAGGTTGCTAGATTAATGCCGTCTCCAAGATTGATGAGATACTCAATCAATCCAGATGTGTTCACGAAATCAATGTTTTCCAACAAAGGATGATCTTCTATCAAATCCTCAAATACAGCATCGATAACTGTCTTAGGTAGCACAACGTCAACGTCTGTCAAAGCCTGTTTCGGATTGGATGATTTCATAGCTTCGATTACTTTTTGATAATATTGGTTTTCTTGAGATGTTAAAGCTCTTACACCTCTTCCTGACAAAACAGTATTGTCAGCTGCTTGAATCAATCCTTTTGCCTCATTCATTACAGCTTCCTGTATATTCTCAGTAAACGCTGTGAACGCCTGAGCAAAAGCTTCTTCGTCACCATCTTTAATTGCTTGGTTCAATTTTGTCATGATTTCCGCTTTTTTCTGTTGCAATACATCAAGATTTTTCATATTTCTCTCCTTTTTTTTAACGGAACAATGCCGTTATTAATTTTTTAGTTTTGTTTTCCGGCTCTTTCGGATTTTCTTCTTTTTGCTGTGGTTCGACTGGGTCTACTAGATCTACTGCCGGCTCTGGATCCTTTCTTTGTTGCATTTCTCTGATCATGGCAGCAACCGCTTTGTTGTAGCTCAAATGCTGCTCAAATGACTGATTCGATTTCAGTAACATTTCTTTTGCTTGAGTCATATCTGCCTCTTTCGTAGGTATCTCATCGGCGAAGCCGTAAGCCTGGCACTGATGAGCTGTCAACCATGTCTCGCCATCAAGCAACTCAATTAGCTTATCCTCTGTTAACTTACCAGCGGACTTTTCCAGGTAAGCCTGCCTGTTGGACGCCATCATCACATCCAGATCGTCTGCCACTTTTCTATGTTCTTTTGCGTTTCCACAGGTACATGTCCACATATTATGGATCATCATCATAGTATTTGGTGGCATGATGACCTTATCCCCCGCCATCGCTATCAAAGATGCAACGCTGCAGGCAAATCCATCAATATGGACTATCTTTTGTGCCGGATGTCTTCGCAGTTGATTGTATATGGCTGTACCTTCATAGACACTGCCGCCATAGCTGTTGATGAAAATATTGATTTGTTTTACATCTGAATGCTTAGTGAGCTCGGATCTGAAATGATTGGCTGATGTCTCACTTTCAATCTCAACGTCATTCCACCAGTCATAGCTGTCTCCCTCCACGTAACCATAGATATACAAATCAAGCATATCGGGTTGTGCTGCCTGCCTGAACTCCCATAATCGTTTTGTTTGGTTATTGTTACTCTTCAATCGCATCACCTCTTTCCCACTTACAATTTCATCTACCTTTATGGCTCTATCGTCAACATAATGATCAGCGCTTATCTTTCTTGTGTCTGAGCCATACTGTTTGATGTTTTCCTCTAGATTTTCGTTGACAGCATCAAAATATATTCCCTTCTGATTGCACCAATCCAACGCTTCCTGCAACTTGTCATCTGTTCGACATGTCCACAGAATTATCTTGTGTCCCTCTTCAACAATCCTCTTTGTGTAGTCAATCACTTCCTGTATGGGACTACCTATCTCCGGATACTTGTTGACACATAAAGTACCGTCAAAATCGATTGCATATACTTTCTTCTCCATTATTCAAGCCTCCTAATGCAAATTCGCCAGCGCATCAACTACCACCTCCTTCAAATGGATTTAAAAAGTCTTCAATTTTCGAATAATTCTTTGTTATGAAGTGCTGCCAAGCCCACGGCTCATTGATTGGCGCATCTCCAACAGCAATCCGTATATCGTTGATACAAAATGCACCTGAGCTGATCAGCTTGTCTATCGAGCTGGCCACACTCAACAAATCAATATGTTTGATTGTCTTGGTGTCAATCTTTAGAAAAGTTCCTTCAGAAAATCCTTTGTATCCGGATCTCTTTCGGTTGATTTCCTCCTGCAGCATATCGCAAAGTGGATCGATGCAGAATGTCAGAAAGCTATCCACCGCATCCTTGCTCCCTGCTATGTCTCCTTTTAGCAACACTGGTGGTATTCCCAATGGGATGGCCGTCAGATCAAAGACATCATCTATCATTGCCTTGATATCCCTGGTCGTTTCGCTTGAATAAGCTTTAGATCCAAGCTCAGTAAATTTGTAGCCATCAAAAAGTGGCAGCACTGCGTTCTCGGCTTCAAAGAATTTCTTGAACCGCTCATTCATCAACTTTTCAAATGTCTCTTTAAAATTTGTTTTGCCCTGTGCCATTGAGCTTATTTCTACAGTCGCTTTTGTTCCCCTTGATTTCTTATATCCTTTCTGAGCATAACTGATCAGCTTACCGTAACTTTCGTACATGCCGTTTACCAGTTTCCTGACATCCTTGTTGTTTAATCTGAAATACATGACTTGGTTCATGTCAAATGACTTGTTAAAAACAAACCCGTTGACCGTCACTTGATTAAACTGGTAATCAAAAAGCGCATACTCCTTTTTATCGAAAGTATCCGCCACCAGCAATTGTCCGTTGTGCTCTATTATCAGGCATTCATTATCCTCATAAAGCTTTGAAATCCATTTTTGAATAAACTCAGATGAATTCTGATTCTTGTTCGGTTCAATATTGAATAGATAGTATTCCTGCGTTTTCACCTCCTCATGCTTTAAGTATGTTTTAAATTCGCACTTACTGATTGATCTCGATATAAGGCCGACTGCTGATTGGAATGCCAGATTTCTTATATACAATTCTGCTTGAAGATTAAAAAACTCATCTGAACCAATTTCAACTTCGATTGGCTGTCCATCGCTCAATCTTTTGGTAATCCATGTTAATAATCCCAAACCCTCACCTCCTTCTTAGTAGGTATAGACATCAACATCAGGTACATCCAGGCTATTATCTGGTAGCTCTGCTTCTATCGTCATGCTGGCGACAAATGCCATAAATGGATCTGTCTTTCTGCTCTTGGCTTCAATCTTTCCGTAATAGTAATTCCCTGTGTCCGAGCCTTGTTTTTTGCTTGATTTAATTTTTTTGGTGTTATTGGCAGCCCATCTGAGTGTTGGATTGTCTCCCCAAACAAAATTTTTATTGGCAAATCCACTATCAATCACCGGCACGATTTTCATAATGTCAGATGGCTGCACAAGCTTAACGTTTTTTTGTTCTTTCGCGCTGAAACCAATTTTTTCTAGAGCATTTGCCATTAATGCATATCGAAAGTTGTCCAAGCTTATTTTCATGATATTGTACAATGCACCTTTCTCCTGAATCCAATTTGTTAACAGTTCTGGATGTATTTCAACATCATCAACCAACGTGATCAATCCCTGATCAGCCCATTCTCTCCAAGGTGCCTTTATTCTCGGAAGATCACCCGATTGCAGGCATAACCATGAATGATTGATGTCAAACCTCAAGTCTCCATTTTTAAAATGCAGATTAACACTGGCAAAATCTGTGATCATTGAATAGTCCAGTCCAGCTACACAGTTCCATCCTGTCAAATCAGGGATTTCAATGTTGGTCGCTTTGATGTTTTCCCATGAAGTGACCTCTATTTCTTTATCGCCATCTGGTATGTTCATCCTTTTGGTCATGAAAGCGCTGAACTGAGATGGATTCACTTTCCAATCCTTATATTCCTTTTCCATCTCCTCCATCAGATCAGGCATATACGGCAGAGATGGGTTTGCTTTAGGCCATTTCTTCTTGTTATGGACTTCCTTCTTGTTGTCAAGCCGGCAGATAAAAGGCAGCATTCCGTTGTCCGGCATCTTTCCATCAAGTATTTCCTTAGCCTGGTCTTTCTTGTGATCCAGAGGTCCATCCCTAACATCGCCATCGGTCGTCAAAAAGGATCTTCTAGGATGCTTTTTCTTTCCAAGGCCTGTTGTGAAGACATTGATGTTGGCATAGTTCTCGTATTGATGAATCTCGTTGAAGATGACAGCGCCGGATCGCAAGCTGTCTTTCCCTTTTGGGCTATTTGTCCTGAACTTAATCTTTGATTTTGTTTTCAGGCTTATGATCTCTTCCTTGTTCCAGTAAAAGAATCTTTTCAACTTCTTGATGTTTTGAGGATCTTCCAAGACATTGTAAATATCTTCAAAAGGTCTCATTGCCTGGTCCTCGTTGTTGGCGCATATGTCGATATCATAGTGCTTGATGCCGTTATAGTGAGATATAAGACACTTGGAAACAAACGCTATGAACCCGTCTTTTCCTGTACCTCTTCCTGACAGAAGAAACAAATCAGGAAACCTGGGAACACCCTTATCTTTTTTATAAGTGCAAAGATGCAGCGCAAGCAGGAACTTCTCCCAATCGAACAGATCAAACGGAAAATACTTTTGCAGTCCAAGATAGTTTTCAAGCTGCTCATTGTCTGTATAGATGTCTTCATCTTTAAAGCATTTTCGGATTAAAGCAACAAGCTGATGCTGTTCCTTGCAGGCTTCCACTTCTTTGTTCTCCACCATCTCGATATATCTCAGAATATGAGGGTTGATGTTAGAGGTCATCTTCCTCACCACCATCTTGTGATGGCTTTATATCCAATTCTGCCAACAACCTTAGCATCTGCGCATTGATTTTCATGCGCTGGTCAACAGAATCATTTTTCTTGAAGCCACTTTGTCCACCACCATTGTTGTATTTAACACTCACGCCTCTAGTCCTGATATCTTCCACCAGCAAGCACTTTGTCACCCACATATCCATGTAATCATCAACCAAATCCTTGTAGTATTTTCCGAAAGTACCGTTTCTCTCCAGCTGATTTAACAAGTCTTGCTTGATATTCTGATAAGCATCTGAGGTAACGTATAAACCGTACTGTCTTGTATATTTATTCACCGCCACTTTTTCACCTCCTGATGGACTTTTCCAAATCCCTTTTGTATATAACCCTCCCGAGTCAGCGTACCAGAAATTAATATCCGATTTTATTCGACCGGGGGGATGTTTAGCCATTATTCATTCACCATCTCTCCTTTGTCAAAGGTTTCTTCTTAACCTTTTGTCTATAGTCATGCACCTCTTCATGACAATGATGACATAAAGGCACAAGATTTCTATATTCTTTACCCTGGTAGACATATGTTTTACTTAAAACTAGCTCAGGATGGTTTTTGACATATTGAACATGATGGACATGCGTGGCTTTCGTATAAAATCCTTTTTCCTTACATCGTTGGCATTCATATTTATTTTCTTTGAGTATCTCGTCTCTTAAATTAATCCATAATCTTGATGTATAAAACGCATGAATGTTATTATTATTAATTAATTCTCTGACCCAATTGCCTACCTCTTCATTGCTTAAAACGCTGAACCCACTCACCTGCCTTTACTCTAGCCCCCGCCCACATGACTTTTTAAGAGTATTTCTTCCCCTACAGCCTCAGCTGTCAACCTTATTAAATTGAAAATTCGCATAAAAAAACCCTGAAACATAGTCGTTTCAAGGCTTGTGATATCATGGACAAAAGAGCGTTGAGTTATACATAATACATATTGTGTTAAATTGTGTAGATGCCTGAGATATTTGGTAAATCAACACTTTCATAGATTTTCAAATATGAATTATACATCTGTAGATTGTGTTAAACTCAAATCAGATTAATGCATAAATTATTAGATCTTAAAGTTCTTGATAGCATCGTTGATGGCCTCTTGTTTGATGCCGATATACTTCAATGTGATAGATGGATGGTCATGATTATAGATATGCTGCAGCGTTACAATGTCATTTGTCTGCTTATAGAAGTGATAACCAAATGTCTTTCTCATTGTATGGCAGCCCATGTTGCTGATATTGAATACATCCGCAACGGATCTCAATATATTGTAAGCCTGGACTCTTCCCAAAGGCCTATTGATCCCTTCCCTGGATTTGATCAGATATTCTTTTATATTCTTGTCCTGGCAATACCTTTCCAGCTCTCTTCGCAGTACAGGATTGATCTCGAGTAGCTGCTGCTTGCCGGTCTTTCTTTCCCTGATTGAGATACACTTCTTCCGGTGAACATCTCTGACCCTGAGGTTCAGGATATCGGAGATCCTTAATCCAGTATAGATTCCAAGCAGAAACAGGATATAGTTTCTGTCATTACTCTCTTTGAGGTAATCTGAGATCCTATGCACTAATGTATTGTCACGTATTGGTTCCACGTAATTCATGTCATCACCCCAATAAAAAAGCACCTGGTTAGGTGCTCGACTTGTACTTATCTCTATGATTTTTTATTGACATTTTTATTAAATGTTCAATGTCTTTATTGATTTCTTTTAACTCGTCTATAATATCTTCTCCATGATACTTTAATTGATAGTATTCAATTGGATTTTCGAATAACCGATCACTAGGATACCTTAGATTCATATAAAACTCATGCGAAGTGTTAATACTATTAATTTCACAATATGCTTTGATAAAACTAATCTTAGTTGGCAATTCAATATATTTTGCAAGTATTTTCGACAATTCATATGGATCGTTTTCGAAATCTAAAAGAAGTTCATCAATACTATGTTTTAGTTCAGGCTTTTTCCCAAGCAAAAGCATTAAACCCTTTATATATAGTTCTAATCCATGATATAAATTAAAAAGTAAAGGAACCATAATATTAAAATCACTGTACTCTGTTTTTTTATCATGCTCTTTATGAATATTAACTTCTTTTGTATAGTTTGACACCAACACACAAGCATTTTCGTTTTTAATCATTTCGCCTATTAGATTGGCAGATAACTGCAAATATTTATGACTCAAATCTAAAAAATGAAGACTTTGTTTTTTGTAATCTGTTTCCATTTATGCCTCACAGAGTTTTTTATTTATCTAATACATTTTAAGTTATATGCTGTGGACTGTCAACTGAGCAAAACTCAATATGAATTTATGTTGTAATAACGAAAAGAAGCAGCCTCAGCTGCTCCCTCATATAATTCTACTATTCCATAGTAACACATGTTTTGTCCGATTTAGTCCGGACTTTTAATTTTCTTAGAAATTTTTTTCATGGTGTTGTTATAGATTACAAACCCCTGGCTTTTCTGATAACCAACCTTTGGCCATATCATATCCCAATTCCTGTATTTCTTAAAATATCTTAACTCAATAATCTTCTTCTCTGGATAATCCAGTTCCAGAAGGACGTTGCATATCTCTCTGTGAATAGAATTCAATTCAACTATCTTGCTTGAGATCTTCTCGATATCCTGGTCATAGCAGCTAAATATCTTTTCAACCTGCATGTATGTTGGATCCGATACCGCGCCTGATCCAGGCATCCCACTTAGCTTGCTGGTGATGGTGACATTGTACTTGTTGTCCAGTATGCCAATCAACTGATCATTTAGGTTTTTAATTTCTTCCCCGATGTGAGGATAAAGGCTCAGCTTCTGCTCAATATTCATCCAGTCCTCCTTTAGAATGGTATATCATCATCGTCTGCCGGTATAAAGATATCGTCATCGTTATCTCTAGCTTTCGGACTTGATCCAATAAACTCTACTCGTTGCGCTATAATCTCGGTATAATACTTGTTCTCTCCATCGTTACCGACATACATCCGATTTGCCAATCTACCCTGGACGGCTGCCTGCTTTCCTTTACTCAGATAATTTGAGCAGTTTTCAGCTGACTTGCCATAGACAACTATCCGGATGAAGTCAGCTGTCGGTTTGTTGTTTTTCTCCATTTCTTGTTTCTTATCCTTGCTGTAGTTTTTGTCAACAGCCAAGGTAAAGTTTGCTACCGCCTGGCCTGTTGTTGCCATGAATCTCAGATCAGGATCTTTTGTCAATCTTCCAATTAATATCACATTGTTCATTGTCAGTTTCCCCCTTATCTCTACATTTTCTACATCTTGCTCCCATCACGCCACCTCGTATTTTATGACATCCTCTGAGGTAATCACTGCCAGGCATTCTCTCCCCGGCACATCTATCCACAGCTCAGTTTTCTTCTTATACCTCACATTGACTATTGTTCCCTTTACATTAACCCCATCCAACTTGAAGGTTACTATCTTACCCATTAACGCTGTCCTATCCATCATTCCTCCTCACTCCACACCACAACAAAATCTGACTTTTCATATCCCTGGTCTTCAAATAACTCTTCTATCCGTTTCACTTCTTCTCTTATGTCACTGTCGCCTTTGTAGATGGCATAAACCTTTATCTTTTTCATCACTCCACCTCTCTCATCATCGACCTGAACTTCTGACGGTTATTCGTCCAATGCCTGTTTTTATACAACCATTTGATACATCTGTAATAATACTTGAGCTTTTTCATGGCGTTACCTCATTTTTCTCAAATTCTATAACCCACACCCACGGATTGGCATCCCATCCGTATTGTTCAATGTCTTTCTTCTTGATGGTTGAGTTCCAAAGACTTTTAAACCAAATATCCCTATATATTTGTTTGAACTCAGGAATATGTTCTTCCCATGTGAGAGTTTTTGCAATTCTTCCACCCTCTTTCCATGCGTCAAACGGTGTCATATCTTGTAATCTTTCAACCTTTAGATCAGTGACTCTAAGAAATAATCTTGCTACTTCTCTTGGCATATGGATCGATGGTATCTAATAATTATACTCATCTCTAAATACGTTCTTGCAGTCAGCTTTGTAGATGTAACCTCCAAAATCTATCCCGGTGTATCCATCCATATTTTTTTTAAATGTTTCTCTGACATATAGAACTTCATCAACCTGGTATTTAGGCTTAACCCACTCTTTATTATCAACCCAAAACGCAACAGGAACCCTGTTTCTTTCGTCTTTAGTTATTGTTATAGGTTGTGGCTTTACTAGTCTTCTTGTAACTGTTTTTTTGCCGTCTAAAATCGCTCTGATCATCTCAGTATTAAATAGTATCGGTTTCATCACTTAGCTCCTTTCCGGACTTTTCTCTTTAACTCATACCCTTTAACTCTTATCCTGGTGATCAGCACGCCTGTCTTTGTAAATTCACTGTTTTCGCTTCTCAGGTTACTCCTGGTAAGCTGCAGCGACTCTGCCATACTGATGAGTTCTAAGTTATCAATGCGAATGTTCTGCTTGTCCCCATCAAGAAATGTTACAACATGCTTATCCGGTATCGGTCCATTATGTTCTTCCCAAACCATCCTTGATTTGTGATTCCAAACATTAGGCTCTTCGGTTTTTACCAGGACATAGCCATCGACATCGATTCTCTCACTGCCAACCGGCTTGTGGTTGGCTGGTAGATGCCCTTCCTTGAACCAACCTTTTTCTGATCCTGGAGCTGAATAGCCCTTTTGACCTTTATTTTGTGGAACGTGACCTTTCTTGAACCTCGTATTGATCCCGCTGACAACCTGATTGTTTTTGTAAAAAGACATGATTTGCTTGTGAGTGTAGTTTTTGTTAAATAGATTATTAAGCCTTTGGGTCATTTCTTTCGTGCCTACACCTTCAGCATTTTCTTTGATGTACTGCCTAACTTCGCTTGGATACAGTTTAGTCTCAGTTGCTGGCTTCCTTCCTTTTCCGGTACCACTGTTTAATCTGTAGTTTGCTTTAAAGCTTTTCATAGATTTCGATGTGAAGCTGGTGCCAAATTTTGAATTTACCAGTTCAGCCAGATCAGATGTTTTGGTGCCTTTGACATTATCTGCAATAAATTTCTTAATCTCTTTAGAATACCCGATAGCCATTATTTCGACTCCAACATCGGTGGCAATGGCAATGATTGCTTGGGCGTTTCTATACCGTACTCATTCAGATGCTTCATAGTCTTAAATGCCAGCTCTCCATTCTTGATTATTGTTTCAGCTACTGCTGTGACAGCATGGCTTCTCTTTATCTCTTTTTGCATCTCTTCTTCTGTGGCATCATCGTCAAACAATCTTTCAATCGTTTCAAACAGGTAGTTATTTAAATCTGTAAGAGTATTCTTCATTGTTCCACCTCCAGTAATGGCCTATAGATAGGTTCAATTTCGTACTGTTTAGTGATGCGATAACCGTTTTTTGTTTTGACCACTTTACAGTAATCTTTTGTAAAGATTCCAGTATCCCATATTCTAAATATTTTCCTTGCATCTAATATCAATTCAAACACCTTATCAATATTTATCTTATCGTCATACAATATGACTTGCGTTTTATATCCCATCACTCCACCCCCTCTTTTCTCAACTTTTCGCAAGGGGCACAATCATATCCTCTTAACATAGCCTCATACATAAATCCCTCAGAAAATCCATCCCAATCTTGGCAACCATCACAACCAAAACAATGATTTTCCAAACCTTGACCGCATGTGTCATGCAGGTAGGTAGTATATATGCCTTCATCTACCGATGTCCATGCGTAGGCTTTTTGTCCTTTTTCTATGGTGCCTCTGCAGGCAAAACAGGTATGTATTTTTCTTGTTTTTGTTATTTTTTTAAGGCTTATAAATTCTGACATCACCCCACCTCCATAAACAACTCATGTGTTCCGTTTTTCATTGCCAACTCTTCATCGGACATTTGATAACCAAGTTTTTCAAGCAGATCATAGCATTGATTTAGAGTTTCATTCTCTTCATATTGATTTCGCCAGCCATAATAGCTTTGTCTCTTGGAATCAAATGTTAAATAAATTGCAATAAGCAAGTGTAGTGCCGGTTGAGCTAAGACGTGCTCTGATATATCTTCAAATGTCAATACTTCTTCACCTTCCACATTACGACCCAAAAACTCAGCAAAATCATCAAAATCCACACTCGCATAATCTTCCAGCATAGCTCTAATCGAATATTCAATGAGAATGTCTATGTGTTTGATAGCCTTGGTATTTGAGAATTCACGGATAAAATCATACCTAAGTCGATATGCCCGCTTTGATATCTCTTCCAGAGCTGCACGACACTCTTCTTGTCTCTTTCGTTCTTCCAGGAGCTTTTCCTTATCTGCGTTGGTGTCAGATTCAGAGCGCTTTTTATACAAGGTAACATAGCCATAGTTACTTACAACAAAGTAATAAATCTCCTTATCTACATCCCCTGGTCGTTCTATTATAGGATTGCTGGATGGGTAATAGCTTGCGATGTACTGTAAGCCATTGCTGTCGCTTGCCTTGATCGCGAATTTTCCCAGCTGTTCAATCATTGATTCCATCAATCTTGCATTGGCTTCTTTCTCTATTGCAGACTTAAGCTCATATCTGAAGTTTGGTGTTCCAATCTTTTCCAAAACACTGTTTCTTAGTTTTATATTTTCGATTTTTTCAAGATCGGCAT